GATGTTGAAGCTGAGATTGACAAGTTCGGCGAGGCAATGAAGGACATCATGCGTAAGGAGTTTCTCCCTGACTCCGGTCCCCGTGACGGACGTAAGCTTCGCCTCTCATCTGTAGGCAAGAACGATTTGGTTCAGTGGTTCGCATACAACGGCTACCGTGGTGAGCGTATCAAGCCCCACACCCTCATCAAGTTTATGTACGGACACATGATCGAAGAGATGCTTCTTCTGTTCACCCGTCTGGCTGGACATGAGGTAACCGATGAGCAAAAGGCTGTATCTGTCGGTGGTGTGGTGGGTCATATGGACTGTAAGATCAATGGCATTGTAACTGACGTTAAGTCCACCACCAAGTACGGACTCATGAAGTTCAAGGACCGTACACTAGCAGCCAACGACGACTTCGGTTATGTCGATCAGATCAAGGCGTATGCTCATGCAGAGGGAGAACGTAAGTGGGCATGGCTGGCAATGGATCGTGACAGCGGTAAGCTTGCTGTCCTTGAGTACGACCTTGATAATGAGGACGATCCAATGCACGAGCATTTTTCAGGAAGCATAGAGGAAAGGATAGAACACGTAAAAAAGTGCGTAAAGCAGGAAGACCGACCTTCAAGATGTTACTCTCCACAGGAGGATGGGAAATCAGGAAACTTAAAACTCTGTACTACCTGCTCTTACTGCCAATACAAGAGAATTTGTTATCCAGAAGTCCGCGCCTTTCATACTGGCTCTGGTCCCAAGTTCTTAACTACCGTCGTAAACGTACCCAAAAATCGAAAGGGTAATGCCTACCCTGAGATCAACCTAGACCAAGAGGAGAACAACTATGATTGAATTTAAAGTAGTCAACACGCCCCGACATGATCGCTTTGAGGAACAGATAACTGCACTGTTGAATGACGGCTGGACTCTCCAAGGTAGTCCCTTCGTGTCCCAGACAGGCGGCATGACTCAGGCTCTGACCCGTGAAACCAAAGCTACTCGGTCTAAGAAAAGTGCCTCCGAAGTATCGGAATAACTTTGAGAAAACAGCGGGACTCCTTCTAAAGGATCACTGTAAGTACGAACCTGAGAAAGTCCCCTACGTCGTCCATCGGAATTACATCCCTGATTTTGTAGGTCGTAACGACAAGAACAGGATTGATATTCTAGTGGAAGCTAAAGGTTTCTTTAGAGTAGGGGACACTCAGAAATACAAAGCCATTAGGGATAGCCTCCCCAAGAAGAAACAGCTAGTCTTCCTCCTATATAACCCCGACAAGAAACTTAGGAAGGGTAGCAAGATGACGATGGCTGAGTGGTGTGAGAAGGAGAAGTTCAAGTGGTATACCTTGGAGGATATTACAGATGCCTTTACCAATTAAAGAGTTCATTGAGAGACTATCAGAGGTGACTGATCCTCCTCTGTTGTGCGAGTTGTTGGGGTTGTCTAGTCAGGATATTCTAGAGAGGTTCTCAGATGTTCTTGAGGATCGTATGGAAGTCCTGAGGGAAATTTATGACCTTGACTTTGACGACGTTATGTTGTATAATAGGGAGTACGACGAATGAATGTTGAACTGATAGACAACATGGGTTCTGATCTCAGTGTCGTAAATGCTGCCAGAGTTTCATTTGATAAAGGTTCCGAGTGGAACTTTTGGAATGACGATGGTAATATAAAAAAATACATGAAGCCCAAAGACGTTGATCTTATAGAATACCTTGCCAAGCACAAACACTGGTCCCCCTTCAGCCACCCACAGTTACAGTTTAGAATTAAGGCTCCCATCTTCGTAGCCAGACAACTGGGTAAGCATCAGGTGGGTCTAACTTGGAACGAGATATCCCGTAGATATGTCGATACTACTCCTGAGTTTTTCTTTCCAGAGGTGTGGCGGAAATACTCAGAGGACAAGAAGCAGGGATCGTCTAATGAGATCATAGACATCAACCCTAAAAATCTAATGACGGACCCTTACAAATCGTCTGTTGATAGAGCTTTGTGGACCTATGACTATCTTCTCGAAAAGGGGGTGTGTCCTGAGCAAGCTAGGATGGTACTACCACAGGCAGCTTATACGCAGTGGTTCTGGACAGGTTCTCTCTACGCCTTCTCTCGTATCTGTAACCTGAGGATGGCCGAGGACAGTCAGGAGGAGACGAGAGAGATAGCCAAGGGTATTGACAAACACTGTAAAAAGTTATATCCTAATAGTTGGAAAGCTTTGAGAAGGAGTGAGTGATGAAACGTGACGAGATACTGGAGAAAGCCAAGGAGCTTGTAAACGGAGATCGTAAGAAGGACTACGGTGATGCTTGGTTGAACCACAAAAGGATTGCAGATTACTGGTCTAATTATATTGATAACGAGGTAAACTTTACACCGACTGACGTAGCTGTTATGATGATGCTGGTTAAGATTGCGAGAGTTCAGCATTCCTACACAGACGATAGCTTTGTAGACATATGTGGATACAGCGCACTTGCGGGAGAGATGTCCCAGATTGGAGAGAAGTAATGGAAGAGTATATAGAAGAAGCTTACTTCAAGGCTTTGGTAAACGAAGGACTAGACCCTGATGTTCTGTGCTTTATAGAAGAGATGGCAGCAATAAACCATAGAACAGTTAGTTACTTTATTATGGAAGCTCTTGAAGATTTCAAAGCACACTTGGATCAGGGCGAAGAATACTCAGAAATTACTTTTACTTCGCACCACTAAAACTAAAGGAGAAAGCCAGATATGTACGGAAGAAACTCAGTAGGACCGCTGGTCAAACCATGTGACGATCTTCACGCTATGAAGTATCGTCTTCAAAATGAAAGCTTTGAAGAAGCAATTAACAGACAAGCAGGAGTAATGTCGGATGATGAAGAACATCGTAGAGCGTATAAAGAAATCACTATGGACATGCGGTTCCTCGCTGCTGGCAGGGTCCAATCTGCTATGGGAAGTCCGAGGGATGTTACGGCGCTTAACTGTTTCGTCAGTGGTACAATTGAAGACTCTATGGACTCTATCATGCAAAGAGCTTCTGAAGCGGCTGAGACAATGCGGCGCGGAGGTGGGATTGGCTACGATTTCTCTCTTATTCGCCCTCGCGGTTCTCGCATTGTATCTCTTGATAGTTCTGCCAGTGGTCCTGTATCATTTATGCACATCTTTGATGCGGTATGCAGGACGATAGTATCAGCGGGTCACCGTCGTGGTGCCATGATGGGTATGCTTCGTGTCGATCATCCAGACATCGAAGAGTTTATCCGTGCTAAGAAGAACGANAAAGACCTGACCAACTTCAATGTCAGCGTGGCTGTTACCGATGAGTTCATGAGGGCAGTGGAGAAAGGTGGTAGCTTTGATCTCCAGTACAAAGGCGAGAAGCACCGTACCATTGATGCTCGTATGTTGTGGGACGAGATCATGCGTAACAATTGGGACTGGGCAGAGCCGGGTGTGATCTTCATTGATCGTGTCAACGAGGACAATCCTCTGAACTACTGTGAGACTATCGCAGCGACCAACCCCTGCGGTGAGCAACCTCTGCCTCCCTACGGTGCCTGTCTTCTTGGTTCATTCAACCTTGTTAAATATGTTGAGGATGGAAAGTTTAACTTCAACAAAATGAAGGCTGATATTCCTCATGTGGTACGTGCTATGGATAATGTTATAGACCGTACCAAATATCCCCTTGAGGAACAGCATAAGGACCATCAGGATAAGCGTCGTATGGGTTTGGGTATCACTGCCCTAGCAAACACCTTCACGCTTCTGGGGATGTCCTACGGCTCTCCTGAGTCCATTCAGTTGACGAAGAAGATCATGAAGACACTGACCTACACAGCTTATGAGGCAAGCTCTGATCTTGCAGTAGAGAAGGGATCGTTTCCTCTGTACGAGGAAGAGGGTTACATGGCTAGTGGTTTCATCTCCCGTCTGCCTAAGGACTTACAGGAGAAGATACGGAAGCAGGGTATCCGCAATAGCCACCTGACTTCCATAGCACCTACAGGTACGATCAGCTTCTGTGCCGACAACGTATCCAGTGGTATTGAACCTGTGTTTGCCTATGAGTACGACCGCACAGTTCAGCTACCCGAAGGTCCGATTGTCATGAAGATGAAGGACTACGTGTGGAATATGTTTGAGAAGAAAGGAGAACAGACGAGTGACCTGACGACTGACGATCACCTTAACATTCAGATCGCAGTTCAACCGTTCATTGACAGTGCTTGTTCAAAGACCATCAATGTCGGTGATGCTGTTACGTTTGATGAGTTTAAGGATGTATACCTGAAGGGATGGAAGGGTAAACTAAAGGGTGTTACCACCTTCCGACTAGCCGGTAAACGCTATGGTATCCTGAACGTCAGTGAGGAGAAGGATACTGATGAGGGTGCAGCTTGCTTCATTGATCCGGAGACAGGTCAGAAGGAGTGCGGCTAGGACAGTCTAGTTTACCCTACCGAGGCCAATCTTACTGAGGTCTACGGTAGGGTAAGCTCGTTTGTCGTTTTACTTTTACTCATCATCATCTCCTGAAAACGTCAATGGTTTTTTAAAAATATCTGCTACTCCAGCACCAGCTTCTATCAAGTCACCCGCACTTTCCTCAGGTTTCAAGTCGGCTATGTATTCTGTAACAGCGAGATCAGCCTTAGTAGCTGAACCAGCGCCACGGCCTAGTTTCCTCCCTGAATCTGTTCCGATAGCCTCAGCAACAGCTTCTCTAGTTTTAGCATCGGAAGGAATGCTGACTTCAACATTCTCTCCCTTTTCTTTTTTAGCTATCTTTAACAGATCAAATTCTACAGGAGTGGTAACACTAATCATTCTACTGTCTGCTAAAGGAGCTTTAAGACTTTTGTTTACCTTTGGAATGTTAAGAAGATCGTTTTCATCGCTGATTATAGCAAACATCTTTCCATCAGGTTTAACCGTAGTTACAACATTAACGCCGCCCAAGTCAACAGCGTCACTTTTAAAACTACCCATCAACACGGGAGATTCGTTGTTCTTAAGAACACCTTCTACATTTCTTATTTTAATGTTAGGTACTTTTTGCAAAGCCTCTAGAAGTTCTTTGTTACTATTGAAACCACCTTCAGAAAATACTTCAGCAAGTTGTCTCCTATTTACCCCTCCTAAAATTTTCCTGTTCTTCCTGATAGGATCAATGAGTTTACCAGATGCACCTGCGGAAGGGTTTCTCAAAGCAAGTCTGTATTTCTTATCGGGGTTTACATTCCAAGCACTTGAAATTTCTCTAAAGGCTACGTCTGTATCTGAACGAGATATAGCTGGCACCATGTTTCCACCCGCTTCTCTTACAGAATCGAAGTAGTCTTGAGGTTTAAAGTCTGTAAACTTTCTGATAGCCAGACCCTCTACTTTTTCTCCTAGTTTTGAAAGACCTCTTCCGTACTGCTCATTATAAAGTTGTTGTGCGTTGACTGCTCCCATAACTTTCTTGAGGGCTGATTGCTTATTTTCAGTAAGTTTTTCTTTTCTTTTTTCCAAGGCTCTTACCTGACCATAGTTTCCCAAATCATTAGCAGCTTTAATTTTCTCATCAATGATAGGAAGTTCTTTTGTTGCTGTATCAAACTCTTTCAAACTTAACTTAGCCCTGTTCTGTATTGCCTTTGTTACGCCCTGCCTCCGTGCGGCAATAGCTTGGGGACTTACCCTAGTTACAGCTTCATTAGTCAAACCTTTTACAGCAGCTTCGCCTAGACCAACCATCCCACCCGGCCCTTTTCCGTAGAAAGCTCTTATAAAGTTAGGGGTATTTCCTAAGCCCGACTCTGCGGTTTGTTTTGCCATCTCAGAAAGTATGTTTGAAAACTGACTTGCCGTTTCAACACCAACGCTTCTCAAGTATCTAACAATTTTATTGAAAGGGAAAGCATTAAGCCCTAGTGTTGTTCCAGTTCCTAAGCCGGGGTCTTTATAGAAGTTATAACTATCCAGACCAACGCTAGTAGTCGTTCCTAGATATGGAACCATAGACGTAACTAGTTGAGCTTTTTCTCCTGTAGACATTTCAGAAAGAATTTTATTAGCAACTTGTGAACCCGTTAGTCCCAGCAAACCTGCCTTAACAAAAGGAGTTTGCATAAACGCCTGACCAAGTTCTTCTCTAAACGTAGCCATCACTTAGCCTCCTCAGGTGGGTCTTGATACAAAGGTCTTTCCGCCTGTTCAATTCTTATAGCTCCTATTCTCTCACTTAAATCAGCTATCTGATCCATAGTAAATCTTTTTCTCAAAAGTTCGTCTATAAATGAATCCGTAAAAATATCATCAGGAACGTAAGCAATATCAAACCTGTCTTTCTGATTGTTTACTGTTTTATTTAGTTCATTAAGAGAAGCTTGGAGACTTTCTATCAGCCTAGGGTTAGCGTTGGCTGTAAATGATCTGGTAGCAGCCTCAAGAACACGAGGGATACCTACCCTTTCCTGATCCACTACCTTCTTGCCATTACGCCTTCTTATAACTTGAACAGGCGCGCTGGCAAAGTTCTCTACTTTTCTACTCAGTTTTCTCATTGCCTGTCTACTGCGTTCCTGACTATCTCTGTATAGCTCTGAAAACTCATTCATCTTTTCTTCAGTCAACAACTGAGGCTCCAGTTGTCTTATCTCATTTTGAAGACGCTGTTTAGAAGCAGTCAAAGGAAGCATATCTTTGTACAGGCTGTATCCCATTTCCATAGTAAGGTTTCTTGTTCGAGGACGACCCCCAGTAGCTCCCCAGAAAATTAAATCGTTTTCATTCAAAGGTCTTCCGTTGGCTCTTTCAGCCCTTCCTAAGCCCAGTAGTTCCTCCGCTGTTTGAGTTTTCGCAAACTCATCTATAATTTTATAACTTCCGCCAGCGGTTATAGGTTTAAGAAGAGTTTCTAAACCGTTTGAAATTTTTTCTTCGGTAGTTATACCTGCATAGTTTTCATATACAGGCTTACCAGTTCTGTTGTCTACCCCGGTAAGAACATTCATTCCTGCCTGTACAGCAATCTTAGGAGATACGAACTGTCCTAACGCTACATTTAAAGCTTTTCCTAGAGGGTCTTCTAGTTCTTCTTCTGACAGCGTTTCACCTCCAAAGATACGCCCAGTGAGAAGCTTTATGGGACGAACTATCTGGTCAAAGGTGTTAAAAGCAGCAGAGTTAAGGGTCCTTGTCCTGATGAAAGGTTTGTAATTTTCTTTCTGTTCTTCAACACGCTGGGCTATAAACTGTTTGTAGTTTCCTTTATACCCAAGCCTCTCTTTTATATCAGGCCAATCATCTTCAGGAAACTGTGATTTAACAGTTTCAGGAGTAATAGCTTCAGCACCTAATTCATCTATATGAATAGGTTCCATATAAACATCTTCTGATCCAGCAGACCACTCAGGTCTTAGAATAGCCATAACCTTACGATGTTCATCTGTTATGCCGTACACATTTCTAGATTGAGTAAACAGTTGATCCATGCCAACAGCAACAGCGGACAGACCAGCAAGCCTTCGTAGTCCTGTAGCTGCCTGACGCATGTTACCTGTTCTCAATCCTTCTTGAAGGTCACGAACGCCATACTTGGCTACGTTCTTTGTAGTTCTCACCAGTTCTACAGGAAACAGGGTGTAGTTACCTACCACAGGAATTCTAGAAAACTGCCTGAAGAAAGCAGGAGCAGAACCGTAAGTTGGCATGGTGTCCCTGACAATGGTTGCCGCTCTCTCGTTTATCTGTTTTGCAGATAGGTTGGGGAACATCGCTCTCTGTGCGGCTACTTCAGATTGAAAAGCAACAAGCTTTCCATACAAGTCTGGTTGTCCATAAAGCCTACCAGCCTTTTCCATTGTTTTAGAAAAAGCCCTGCTTGCTATGTTTCCCTGCTTGTCTCCAAAGATACGTGCATTTTGAGCAATCATTTCGCCGGTTACATCTTGGTCAATAACTCCAAGACGTTTAAGCGTAGCTAGTGTTTCAATAGCTCTAGCGTCTTTCTTGATAACCTGTTGAGCTAGGGTATTTATCTCTGATATAGCCCTTACATAGTTTTTAGGATTAAACCCATGACCATTAGCTACCATCATCTGAAGCATACCTGAGGTATTCAACAGGTAAGCAGGAGCATCTAGAGTAGTCTGGAGAGCCTGACCAAAGGAGGCTATCTTAGACAGACCCCTCATTAGACTACTTGAGTTATTAACGTCGTATACATCAAGACCCCTTGAAATCATACGTGCAAAGTACTCACTAACTGCGGGGTCTTCAAGAATTCTTTTGTTATTAACACCTCCAAACTTACCCATAGCATCTCGCATGAGTTCACTTAGGTATTTATCTCCAGCACCGGCACCTTCTTTAAAAGTTTCCTTACGAGACGGAAGGAAGGGAACAAGACCGGGAAGTTCAAACTCTTTCCCTTTTGTCTGAGAGGCTATCCTCTGGATATCCTTGTAGTACCTAAGCTGCGAAAGCACCTGACCTTGAGCCAATACGGTCGATTGAATACCTTTGTAGGGGTCTTTAACCTCACCCAGAAAAGCTCTGAATTCTTCAGGTAAGTCCTTTCTTGCCAACAAGCTCTTGGCGTTTGCCTCCGCAACGGACCTAGCATGTCTATCGCTTACACCATCAAACAAGCTACGATGCCAACTACCCTCAGTACCCCTCATGTTTTCAATGATGTTGTACATGACGTTGGCTCTCTGGCTTCTTGAAAGCTCATCCTCTGGGTCTATTAGTTTTATAACACCATTGATCCTGTTTTCAAGAGAGGCGTCTGAAATAGTCTTTTTATTTTCATAGGCAAGGATCGCCTCTTTCATTCTCTTGTTGTCTTTAGGACTAAGAGCAGAAGAATACTGACGTGTTACATAGAAGTCCTGACCATCAGAACGAACTCCAAAGTTTCCATCCTTGTACCCAAGAATCTTTGCAATCTCAGCCTCATTCTGGTTTATTAATACCTTAAAATCATCCACCAGTTCTTTTACGTTAGGGTTTATGTCACCCTTTCCTGTATTAAAGTAGGATTTAAAAGCATCATCAGAAACTCCGTATCTCTTCTGCGCTCTCTGAAGTTCTTTAAGACGGAAGGTTACCTGAGTTTCAAAATACTTACGGCTGTTCTGAAGAGTTATAGCAGCTTGCATCATCTCATCATCGTCACCGATTTTCGGCAATGCTGCCCTTGAAGTAAGAATTCTACCAGTTCTCGTATTGATGTTTGCAACTGTCTCCGTCACAGGGCGTAGACCAGAGGCTATACGCTTTCCTAGTTTAGTTTTGGCCCCTGCCTTAGCAGCCTCCATAGTTGCCTTAGGACCATACTTAGCAACCATAAAAATTGACTGTGCTACAGCATTCAAAGGAAGCTCAAGAAGAGCCGCGTCTCCGTACTGTTTCAGAACTTTAGTTCTTTCACTGTCAGTATCTGCAATGCGAAGGTCATTGGCAAGCTTTACAAAGCTATCACCAAAAGGAATTTCTCTGGCAATGTAATCAAAAGTTTCTGGAAAGTTATCAACCAGTTCAGCGGATAGAATCAAGTCTTCAGGGCGAAGAGCAACATCTGCGGCAATAGAGGTAGCAGCAGTTCCCGTAGCAATTCCTGTTCCTATGGCAACACGTTGCCCTCTTGACTGTAAATCTTTGGCTTTACCTCCCATTTGCTTGTTCATTTCAATGGCAATTTTCTTTGCCTTAGGAGCGCCAAACCTGTTCACAAGAAGTTCTAAAGTGTCTTTACTTATCTTTCTTCCAGCAGTAACAAGACCCAAATAACTTACAAGGGTAGCAGCTAATTTCTCATTTTCAGTAAGAGGATTAAGATTGTTTATAAAGGTAGAGACAGCCTGTCCAGTTTCAGACTGTTCTATCCTTTCCGCAGTTTCTGGGGCTAAAATTTTTGTAATGTTAAGAAAAGTTTCTGGAACAAAAGTTCCTATGTTTTCAAAAACCTTTGCCCAAATTTTGCCAGACACTTGCTGCGCTTTTCCAATTTCAACCTGAGCATTTCCAATCATTGACATTGGATCAGAAGTTTTAGCCTTGTCAACTATGCTTGAAAGAGCCTCCATTTCTTTCTTAAAGGGGTCTTGTGTTCTAAGTTCCTGATCTTCTGAAGTTTCAGGCGTAGCTGGAGTGTCTTCAGAAACAGGTGTTTCTGGAGTAACTCTATTTATCTTAGAATAAAAAACATCCTTATCTAAGTCACTATAATGTTTTTTTCTAATTCCTTCTAGAAGTTGTTCATCAGAAATATCATCATATTGAGGATATTGTTTTCTAATGTCTTGGATATTCATATTTTAAGTTTTACCCTTCTTATTACCCCGAAGATTTAACGGGTCATTATCAGAGCCGGGGCCAGAGCCTGTGCCGCTTCCTTCTTTACCGAAAGATTTAACATTCTTTGTAATCCATTCTCTCATAGCTACGTAGCCGGGACCAGTACCTCCTTTTTTGCTACCCTCTACGAAAACTTTTGTAGCTTCAGTTAAATACTTATTAGCTGTATTAAAAAGTTCCGGGCTAGCTAGTCTTGAGCTTCCAGTTTTTAACGATATGACTTTTCCATCAGCATTGTAGGTAAACATGCCTTGGAAACCCATTGCTTTTTCTACCTGCTCTTCTATTCTTTTTATGTCTCCAGAGCTTACGTTTAATCCTTGTGCCTTAAGAAGCTTTGCTTGAGAAGCGTATCTATCAGATAGTGCCTTTATCTCATCTAGTTTTTCTTTTCTCATGGACTGAGCCATAGCAAGGAACTGTCTAGCTTCGTTTGGATACTTAGGAAGAAGCATGGAAAAACCAGCCCTCATTTCTTCTTCAGTAATTTCTTCTCCACCGGCGCTGTCCTTAGAGCGAAACTTTTGTAGTTCCGCCATAAACATGTTACGATCTCTGTCACGTTCTTTAGCCATAGTTAGACGAGGGTCTTCAGCGGCTGGCTTACCAAAGAGTCCCATGCCAGTTCTCGTTAGGTCACCCACACTCTCACGCATACCTGCTTGCGCTCGTGCCATAGAAGCAACAATCGGGTCCATGCCAGCACCAGCATCTCTGATACGCTTGGCCCTTTCAGCTTCCATCTGTAGCATTACTCGTGCAGCATTGTTCTGCGTATTAAACAAACCAAAACCATTTGCCATTTCTTTTTCCTCGTTAAATTTTAATTAGAAATCGTCAAAATCGGAATCATCGTAAGAAATACTATCAACATCAGCACTTACATCGCTAAAGTCTAAGTCAGGACCGCCTTTTGTTGTGCTACGACCGGGAGTTCCCTCTTCAAATCCAAAATCAAGCTTACCTGTATCGGGATCATAAGATGGGGCGTCTAAGCTAGGCCCTCTAGNTCCGGGATCAAACTCAGGACTGTGGTAACCCTGAGTAAATCCATAGGGACTTGTAAAGTCAGGCTGTGTTGAAAATGCACCGGGAGTGGCAAAACCACTGAAATCAAAACCTAAAGTCTTACCAGCAGCATTTGT